GATATTAGCTCTCAATATCATCTACTATAAATTGTACTTCTGTTGTATTCTTCTTACCGCCAGAGGAAAGTACTGTCTCTAGCCATTCATCCATATCATCTGAAGTTCCATCCCAGATAACATCTTGTGGGGGTCTCTTTTCTTTAGGTAGCTCATTCAGATTATCAATCTGTTGCATCTTCCTAATCACATAACTAATCGTATACGGGAGTTGTGAAAGTTTACTCACCTTGGGGTCAAGGGGAATACTCAACGCTTTAGAGACACTCCATAGGGCTGCTATTGCGTTGCTTCCCGCAATTTTTTTAGTTCGTCCATTGGAAAATTGAGTTTTTCATAAGCAGACCTAAAGTTTAATTTAACTTCAGTTGGTAAATTTTCGTACTGTCCAAAGTTGTCAAAAAACAACTCACTGTATTCATCATCTTTATAACATCCAAGATAAATCTCCATATCTTTAAATGCTCTTGTTGCTGTCATTTCACACATCTCATCAATAAGAAATTTCTTGTACTGTTCATATAGTTCATCTACAGACTTCTTATATAGAAGTTTCTTGAGTTTTTCAATCCCCTTCTTCATATACTCTTCCATAGCTGCCCTTACCTTGTCTGGGTAGGAGTCCACTTCTGCTTGGAACTTCTCTGTATCTTCTAGAGCTGCATCTGATTTAGGCTCTTTTGGTTTCTTTACTTTAACTGTTCTCAGAGCTTCATTCTTAATATCTCTCATTGAGAACATTACGATATAGTTAACCATATCTGCTTCTGTCATTGTTGTAATATCTCTAATGGTAGTAACATGCTCATCACTATCAGGGTCATGGAGTTTCTTGCGAAGCTCTGCACTTTTTCTTACTGCAAAGACCCTAGCCTTATTTATATCAGCGTCTCCCAAGAGGCGCATATAAACAAGAGCCTCAACCTCATCATTCTTTCCTGTAATTTCAAATACCCTTCCCCAACTGAATAATTTATTAATATTTACATCGTTCTTTTCTACTTGGCTCATCCTATTTTCCTTTCCTATTATTAAATTAAAAGGAGCTACTTCTCGCAGAGCTTATAGCGTAAAGCTACCTTACTCGTAAAGTTATAGCTCCTTTTATTATTAATCCTTGTATAGCTATTTAAATTGTCTTACTACTCTACTACGGGGCTGCCCCTGAGTAGATGATGCACTGGGCATCGAGACTACGCCAACTAAATGTCTGTTGAGCGTTGTCATTCACGTTGGATGTATAACCATCCGATGTGATAGTAATTGAAGGCACACTAATGGTCTTCAACACTACGGGTGTAGCGGTGTCGTCACATGGGTCTACCAATGTAATTGCCAAAGCAAGAGCTGTAGTATCACAAGTCTCGCCTGGTTGCCACTCCACGCCGCTTCCAACAGTACCTTCTGTCAAGAGTGAAATCAAGTCAGTATCTGTATCGAGCACTGTAATAGTACCCTCAACAGTAGGAACTTGTCGTTGATAGCCAACAACGGCTCTATTACCCAACTCCTTGACAGGAGTAGCGTTCAAGTTACCGTTAACGCTGACTGACTGCACACGAAGAATATCGTTAGCAGAAATCTGAACGTCCACATCTTTACCACGAATAGCAGCAGGCATTGTCGCATCAGCAACATCCGACCAGTTTGTACCGGTGGGATTGGAGTGATATACTGCCAGAACTTGTGCAGTTCTTGTGTCACCTGTTGTAAGGGTTGTACCAACAATGCGGTACTCGCCTGTAGCAGGGACAGTAGAAACTTCTGTCAGGTAGTCTCCATCGAGAGTTACTGAAAGTGCATAGTTTCCGTTTTTCAACTGAATCGGGGTTTCCGAAAGCGTGAAGGAGGTTGTTCCTGTAGTAAATTTATCAACGACTACATCGTACTTGAGATAACGTCTCTCAGAGCCGATGGCTGTGTACTCTTCTGTAGAGTCACCATCAACTTGATAATTGAACGTGAAATCTCGAATTTGAAGTCGCTTTCCATGAATGGACTTTACATAATCAGAAACTGAAGTATCTTTAACGTACAGGATGGTATCAATCTCCGAGAGATTTGAAATATCCACACCTGCACCAGGGTAGGCTGCCGCATCCGTACCCGTCAGAGCAGCGAAAATTTTGACACCAACATCAAACGCATTAAATGTTACTGTTACGTTTGGAGTGTCTTTTACTGTACCGACGTGTAATGGATTACCCAACTCATCTTTGTCCTCTGCAGGTATATCCGCAGTGAAGCTGACTCGCTGGATTCTCGAAGCCTTGAAAGTGTCCCTTGGCCCAACAACATGAAGTTGAAGTTCCTTTGAAGGGACGGCTAATCTTTTTGCCATATCAGTTCGTCCTCCTAGACTAAATCATTCTGAGTAATCAGAATTAATTGTCCTCTATAATATAATTTTTCATTAGAAGTCGAAACAACGTCAAGAGGTTCATAACTCTGGGAAATCACACTAAGGTGATTCACCGTTGCCGGAGAAGCGTCAGGCGGAAAGCCTTCGTTATAGTCATAAACACTAATTCCATTATTCGTACTATCTAAAATCTTGTAAGCATAGTCGTCTCTTTGAGAGACGCTCTTTGCAAATATGTCAATGAACCAGCGTCGAGTTCTAAGCCCCTTGTCTCTGTTACCTAGTTCAAAGTATTCTTCTATCAATCTACCATTAATAACAGCTATGGTAGGAAGCTGTAAAATTTCTTTAGGGAATTCATTCACTATTGTTATAGAAGAGAAAGACTGAAATATATCTCTTATGAAATAATTCATGCTTAAGTCTTCTAATCTGTAAATCGTCATTGTCTCTGGCATTAGTCTATCAATCCTTCCAATCTTCTAGCAGTGAGATAAACTCTTCTCTTTGAGCCTTTAGCACTTACCAGGACTCGTTCAAATTCTTCTCCTGCTCTATATCGTCTCATAGCATCATCTACTCTATTAGAATCAACGAATTTTTGTAGCTCATCGAAGCTGGCAAAGACCCTTTCGTTTTGATTTTTATCAATACCAAGTTGTCTTACATTATCAGAAACCCTGTCTCTCATTTTTATAGTTTCATCTATGAACCTATTTAGGTCTTGCAGCTCTTGTGTCCACTTAAGCTGCTCTGGTAGTATAACCTGTAAAAACTCGCTTCTAATACTATTTTCAGCCCTATCTATAAATCCAGTAGGAGTCTGAGAAATTGGGTTGAAAGAACCATCAGGTCTATCAGAAGCCAGTGGAACACTTCCACTATTAAGTAAAGACCAGAAAGGGGCTTTTCTTCCTGAAGCTTTGACCCTTCCTTTAATGGTCTTTGAAAATAGGCCGGGGTTTCCCCAGACGTTTTGTAGCCACCATTCGGTAGCCTTACGTCCATCACCTGGTTTTGTTCGTAGAGTCTCAGTTCTGTATTCTTCAATACCTCTGGCGTAGTCGTTCAAAGTACCTGCTGACTGTTCAAATATAATCTGAACAGTTAATGTAGTGCTCCAACCACTTCCCCTTGGTATCAATTTATATATACTTTCGTCGTCAGCAGCACTATACAGCATTTTTCTATAGGGTTCTTTGCTAAACTCTGTTGAACTATAAGTAGCTGAATCAATCGCTTCTCTTAAAATGTTAGGTGCTTCCTTCTTCGCTGTCTGTAAAGCACTTTTAGCCAGCTTGTCTGGATACGCCGTGCTTTTTAGCTTTCTGTCCGCCCTTGCTCTAGCGTTCCTAAGCTGCCTATTAAGTTCATCTCTCTGTGCTCTGAACTCTAATAATTCTTGTTCGGTTCTATTAAGAGAGCTTGATGTTCTTTCTATAAGCCGCTTTGAATTTGCCATAATTATTTAATTAAGAATTCTATGTTTCCAAATGTTGACTTGACAAAGGAGCGAGTTAGATTGTTTATTTCATCTAGTAAGTATTTTCTGACCTCTTGAAAATCTTCAGGGTCTTCAATAACTTCCTCAAGCTTCTGCAGGATTTTAGCCTGCGTAACTTTACTTCTAGTACCTATGTCTCTAATAACGTCTATTACGTCAACTTCTTGAAAGAATCCATCTCCTCTATTATCACTCATTCTATTTTTCCTTTTCCTTCAGTAGAACTATTATCCTATTTATTTCAGGAACTCCTCTTAGGATAACCTTTTCTACGTCCATTTCCCTTTCATCCACGATAGCGTATTCAGATGAATACACAATCTGTTCACCAGATGCTGTATGCATAAACTTTACAGAACAATCTCCATTGTCTATCATACCTCCAGTTTCCCAAGCCCGACTTTCAGACTTACCCCAAGTAACATGTGCTGTGGTTTCCCACCCACTGTAAGTATTTATCCAGTATCCGCCTCCACAGGTTTCACAGTATGAATCTGTAGATGTATCAGTAATTGGGTCAAGTGAGCAGACTGAACATCCTGTTCTACTACCAACAACATAAAACGAAACGGCTCTTCCGTCTTCATCTATAATGTCTTCAATTATCTCTCTAGTTGTCGTCGGAAACGGTGCTATCATCACAAACCTCTTTAAAGATGTCTTTCCATTGTTCTGCAATGTATTGCCATCTATATTCTTTAGAAGTGAACTTTTTCAAAGCCTTGTCTGATAGCTCCTTTCTAAGATTTTTATCAGCGTATAGTGTCTCTAAGGACTCTGCTACTGCTTCTGGGGATACTAGCTTTCCAACTGTTTGACTTCCATCAAAGGTATATCTAGTAACGGTTGGCATCAATAAGCCACAATCTTCAAACAACTCCGTGCAAGCACTATGTTCTGGCACTATCTGGGGAGCACCTGTAACAGCGTGTTCAGTATTAATTAGACCCCAGCCCTCGCCCATTGATGTATTAATTCCAACATCACAGGCATTATAAATCAAGTTAAGCCTTTGAATAGGAACTCTCTGAATTCCACTGTTCAAACTTGTAATAATTAGTCTATCATCAACACCATAACGCTTTGAAATGACTCTCAAATCCACTGAGGAGTCTACAACCCCTGAGTGCATGTATAGTTTAACTCCAGATGGTTTGTCTTTTGCAAAAATAGAGAATCCCTCTATTGTAATATCTAGGCGTTTTCTAGGCTGATTCCTGTTGGCATTTAGTACAAAGAATAAGTCATCAGGCTCACCAAGTTCATTAATCATCTTGTCTCCAAGAAGTTTTTTCTTGGCTATAGTACGGTCTTCATTTAGTTTAAAGAAGTCTTCGGTATCAGTACCATGAGGCATAATACCAACCTTCATTGTAGGCATTGCCTTTTCCAGAACTTTAACTCCGAATTCCGTGTAGGTATATGCTCTGCTTACTATATCAAAATCCCTGTACCATATTGGATTATGATATTCAGAGTCCACAGGAAAGTATACAACAATCTTAGGAAGCTGTGCGATTCCTTCCAGTTCCTTCTTTATAGCTTCTAAATAGTAAGAGATAACCCATGAGTCATTAAGAATAAATAACAAATCAATTTTATTTGTTTTCAGTATGTCAATTAATCTATCCACACCATAGACGTTTCCACGTCCTGAAATCATTGCCGGGAAAATATCAATCCCAATCTTATGTGGGTCTCCTCTGTAGTTAACTCCCAAACCAGTAATGTCAAATTCTTCTATATTTGGTTTAATAATATTATGTAGTACCTGTGCAAATCCCGTAGGAGATACTAAATCTCCTACCATCATAACGTTCAGTTTTTCCTCACTCATCCTAAATCCTTTCTAGTATTCACCAGCACCGGGAATTGAATCTCTAGTGCCTTTTCCTAATCTCTTTGTTGGCGGCTTTAGATACATCTTCAACGCATTCCAATCTTTCTCCAATGACTGATTCTTTAACTTGCCTCCCTCTATATTAGAGACAGCAATCTCAGCATCTCTCCAACTGCCTGTAGTCCATGAGCTATTCTGCATAGCACCACTCTTGATAAGAACTGATGCCATTAATAGAATGGGCATTTCGTCAGCGGTCATAATTACTGGAGGGGAGTCGATTGAAAACGTGCTTTCTGAATATCTGGTAACGACATAACTATCATCAATCTCGTACCGTATTCTCCACCATCGTTGCAGTGTTTTTATAGAACCTACTAAAGCCACTCGCAACCATGAGTCTAAATATCTATAAGCAGTTTCGTCTATATCTCCTATCATAAACCTTAATTCAGGAATTAGATAGTCTAGGTCGGTTGTGACTTCAATTGCCATAATTTTTTACTCCTCCTGTTTTACAGGAACATACTCTTTCATTTGCAGTTCAGAAATTCTAGCATCAATAGCTTTCATAATCTTTTCTGACTTCTCTTCATCTTCAGCCAAGGCTTTCATTCTAAATAATACTGCTGTTGATTCGGTCTTGTTTAGAGTTGCCTTGAATGCTAAGAACTTTGAATTTACCACTTCAGTAAGCTGTTCATCAGTCCACTGCTCAATAGGAAGTTCTTTTGATTCCTCTGCAGGGACACGAGTATAGTTAATTACATTACCAGCTTCAAAGTGTTTTCTATTCATACGTTCAAAGAATACCTTTTCTTGCTCACTCCACACATCAATGATACAACTTTCTACATCATTATGTGGGTCTCCCTGTACGATAATTTCTGTGGGCGAACTCACAAAGTTATCCCAAACTGTTACCCTAACCTTTCCAAGAATTGCTTTCTTGTAAGACTTATAGGGCTTTCCTGTATTCATTGCTGTAAAAATATCGTTCCTTACATCGTTTGTACTCATTTGTTAATTTCCTTTCTTTCCTTTAATGTTTTTTTAGTGTATATTAGTATATACTAATACTACTAAACTCCAAAATATAGCACACGCTATGGATACATATATCCAATACTTAGATACTACCATTCATGTGCCTGTGTGCCATCGTGACACTCAACGCAGTTGTAGTACCCGCCGTCAAATTCTGGGGTACTGTGAAGATACCAACACTCGTTATCAGCGGGGTCAATAAGCCAAGTGCCTGCGCCGCCTGTGTACCCGTTCGGGTTGCAGGTGGACGAGCCGTCAACAACAAAAGCGGAAACCAACACAACCTCAAGCAGTATCAAGCCAATGAACAACAGACAGCCGAGCCGTTTACCTTTTAGGTTCATGCTAAACCTCCGCCGTCTACTTCTGCATCGGTGATGAACTCTGACTCAATGTTCCTGAAAAATGCGTTCATCGCTGGGCGCATATTACCAGACTGTATCGCCCCGTTGATAAGTCCGAACTGTGCGCCAGTAAAGCCCATCGCCTGCACCTTTGCCCTCATGGCGTTTCGTTCATTCGCTGGAACTTCTACCGCTACCCTTATATTTTCTTCGTCATACGTTGCTAACAATAGACATTCAGCGCGTGCGGTCAATATGTTGATGTTTGCTTGTGTTGTATCCAAGTCCACAAGAACATAAGGCGCACCCGAT